ATATCAAAACCTAAATCGATGAGGACATCAATTGTGTCCCCATCAACTACGGCCTCTACTTTTTTAACATAATACTCGTACATTACTTAGTCTTCTTAACTGCAGCTTTCTTTACAGGCGCCGACTTCTTTGCAGGTACAGACTTTGGTGCTGGTGCATCCCAATCTGGGCGAGCAACTGCCATTACTAGGCTATAGGATCTCTTCTTAAGGAATACGCCATCTCCGTTTGCCTGTGATCCCTTTGCATTACCTGATGTGTTTCCTTCAAAACAATGTAAATTCTTTCCGTCATTCTTGTAAACAATTCCAACATGCTCTGTATCTGTTGGTGTCTTGTCAAAGTTAAAGAATACAACGTCTCCTGGTTGTGCCTGTCCGATTGGAACAATTCTCTTGTTCTTTGCAAACCATTGCGCTCCTGCATCGCAAGACGCAAAGCCCTTCTTTGTTGAAGCTGCAACTAGGTGTACTAGTCCCGCATCATCAAAGCATCCTGAAACGAACATTGCACACCAAGGTTGGTGATTCATTCCGTATCGCTTTCCAAAAATTGTATCGTTATTTGGTCCTTCTGCGTACCCTTCGTCAGCATACTTCTTTGCTGCTGCCAAAACTTTTACCGCTAGTGGGTGTCTTACTTCTGCCATTTTATTTCTCCTTTTTCTTTAATTGTTTTTTAGCCCTTTTTTCTTGTGGTGTAGATTTAGGCTCTTTTTTTTTATTTTTATTACCACTCTGTTCTTTATTTGCCATTTCAATCTCCCAGGTTCTTTATTTTAACGCTTAACATAGACATTATGTTATTTTTTTCCTGTATTTTTATTCATAATTTTATTATAAAAATCATCTGCTGCATGCATGTGCCAGTGAAATCCATTGTGTGCGCCTCTTCCATTATTTTTTATTCTGTCTGCAGCTATGTGGTACAAGAACTCTTCGCTTAATTCTGAGTGGCACTCTATTTGTTTTTCAATAATATCATCAGTCCAAGGTTTTTGTGGCTCAGTCATAACTTTATCTCCTTCTTGGCGTCTAAACCATGAATTAGCCTCTATCCAGCAATAATTTTTATGATATCCAGGATATTTTTTTTCAATTTGATCAAATAGGTAGGCTTGGTATCCTGAGTTCCAAACACTCCAAACAAAATTAATATTGTTTGTCTCGCAGTATTGTTCCAATACATCTAACATAATTCTATCATAGAAAAAAGCAATTTTATTTGAAATTACTTCTTGTGGCGTGTATGGAGTTTTTGCATATTTTGCCAAATCGTCTTCGTATAAGTCTGCGGTTAGAATATATTGTTTATCTGAATTAGGCACATTATGCATTGCTGCTTGCATTCCAAATTGGGGTGGATTTTGCATTTCATCTTTTAAATAAGGATAAGAAAATCTATTCATTGCAAATAAAGCAACAATAGTTTTTGGATGTCCATAGTTTTTAAAATAAAAAAAACATTTTGCAACCTGACCAGCAAGTGAATCTCCTCCAACAGCCAAAGAAGAAAATGTAGATTCTAGTTTTTTTGACAGCATGTAAGGATATCTAAGATCTTCTGGGAGTCCGTCGCCTCTTGTATATGAATCACCTAAAAATAAAATATCTGCTTTATTTTCAAATGGCTGGCTCCTGTATCCAAGATCATTTTTAAAATATTCAATTGGAATAATGTCTTCATTATGTGTTGGGCCGTGCTGATAAAGACTTATGTTTTTTATTAAAAGGTTTTCCCAATCCATAAGGTTATTTTTGTAGCCCGTTAGACCACCCCAATTAATTTTCTTTTCATCCATATAAAACTCTCTTCTTTTATCACTATCTTATAATTTTTGTATTATAAGCTTTTTCCCAATTTAAAATATCTATTTCATCATTTAAAAGTGGCTGTCCCTTAATATTTAAACTTGTATTTAGTAATATTGGCACACCAGTAATAGTATACCATTTTTGTAATAGATGATGCAGGCCGTGGTGTTGATTTTTATTTACAGTCTGAACTCTTGATGTTCCGTCTTTATGTACTACCGAAGGGATTAGATCTGGCCTTAAACACTTGGGAGTATATTGCATATATGCAGACTCATATTCCATATCAAACCACTCATGGGCATACTCTGATAAAACTACTGGGGCAAACGGTCTAAACAATTCCCTTTGTTTAATTAAATTGACTTTATTTTTAATACCTGGGTCTCTTGGGTCAGCAAAAATGCTTCTATTTCCTAAAGCTCTTGGTCCATACTCTGCTCTTCCCGATACAACTGCTGCTACTCCATTCTTTAATAAGGATTCAATTATTTTTTCTACTGGGTAGTCCCCTCCCAGATTGTGTCCTAGGTAGGGGCTTTCCCATTCAATATGTTTTCCATACAATGCGGCTGCCGCACCTAAAGAGCTACCTGCATCCCCTGGGTTTGGCATAATCCAAACATCTTTAAAAATTGTCCATAAAGAAGTGTTTGCCTTACTGTTTAAAGCGCATCCTCCCATAAATACTAGATTTTTTTTACCTGTTAAATTTTTTGCCATACGCATAAAATCTTTAAGCCTTTGTTCGTATACAATTTGAACCGCTGCGGCTATGTGAAACTTATCTTCTTCAGATACCCGTCCCCAGTCTGTAATTCCTTTGTGAAAATTATATTTTTGATGATCGTATTTTGGAAAATACTCATCAACTTTATGATAGTATTTTGTCCAATCTCCATATGCTGCCATACCCATCATTATGTACTCTTCTTGATTTGGCATAAGCCCTATTAATTGTGTAAATCCTGAATAGAATAATCCAAAGCTTACTGGGTAATTTTGTTTATACTTTAGAGTTATCTTTTCTCCTTCCCCTACCCAAATAGTTGAAGTATTGTATTCTCCAATTGCGTCAAGAACTACAACAACAGCATCGGTAAATTTGCTTGTGTAGTATCCTGCTGCTGCGTGGGAATAGTGGTGCCCAAAAGACTTGCGTGGAATTCCTTTTATTTCAAATTTTGGCTTCCATTCACCCATCCCCCCTCTTAAAAAAAGTCTAGAGGCTTTTAAAATAGGCTTTTCGTAGTAAGCTATTTGGTCTGGTGTGCCGTACAAAAAAGCGTCATTTATTAAACTTTCGTTTACGTACCAATCATTTTTTTTCTTACTGTATCTTTCTGCATGACCAGCAAACAATATTTTACCGTCTTTAATAAGAGCTACAGAAGCGTCGTGTGATGTTTCATTTATGCCTAAGATTGTATTCATTTAATATGTATACCTTGGCCAATCTTTATTTTTTTTACGGAATACCTTTTTCTTAATTGAATATATAAAATATTTAATTGCTATTATTTTATTCATAATTTAATTCTACACCATATTCCTTTCTTGTTGAGGTGTCCCCAGATGGTCTCGAACCATCGACCCGCAGATTAAAAGTCTGCTGCTCTACCAGCTGAGCTATAGGAACGTACCCCTGGCTGGGATCGAACCAGCGACCTACAGATTAGAAGTCTGTTGCTCTTCCGCTGAGCTACAAAGGTGTGCAACAGGTAGGACTTGAACCTACGATTACCGAATTATGAGTTCGGGGCTTTAACCAACTAAGCTACTGTTGCCTAATTGTATTATAGTGTGCCGTCATTGTTTTTGTCAATAGAATTTTCTACAATTTGCTGCACATATTCTGAAAAATGTTTTCTTATTGCGCCCATTGGTCTTGACCCAAAGGAATGCCATAGCCTTTTATATTCTATAATGTTTTGTAATGTTGTTGGGCATACAACTATTCCATTGTATGTTTTCATTACTATTGGCAGAGGAATGTGTTTTGTACAACATTTACATTCTCTTGCTAAATCTTGGTACTCGCTCATATTATTTGCATCCTGTCCATTGCTTCTTTTAAATCTTCGGGCATTCTTGGTGCCCTAATCATATTATAAGATGTTGTGTCTGGGTCATCTTTTGATCCAAAATCATTATCATAATTCATTGATTCGTATGTGTGTATATTAATTTCCTGGTTTCCGTCAAATCTAGTTCTACTAATTGAATTAAATATTGCTCCACATGTAGCATCGGCTAAGTCCTTAGATCCTTTTCTAGGGTGGTCTACCTTGTCTCTCATAATTCTTAGCTGACATAGCTCGTTTATAAGTAGCGGTATGTGTGGACCAATTAATCTTTCTTCTGCTACAACCATAGCCATATCATCGTAGTGCTTTTTAGCAACAGAAAGAATCTCTGTATTTATACCATATTGCTTTAGTTGTTGCATCATGTCATGAGAGTTCCATCTATCAAATGTACATATTGCTATATTAAATCCCCTTGTTTTAAGAGAAAGTATATAATCTTTTACTTCAGTAAAATCTACGGATTTATCTGGCGTTGGTGTCCAGTATCTAACTGCATCTACTTCTACTATTGGGGCTGGTTGAGAGTAGGTGTCTGTTACTTTTACATTTACCCATTTGTTTATATGTGCCATGGTTACAGCACAATGGTCATGTTTTTGGGCTAAGTCGACATGTATGTAATATTTTTTATCTGGGTCTGGCAGAAACCATTCTTCTAGCCTTCCAAAATTATCTACTGCAATTGAGCCAACATTAAAAGCTTTTTCTACTTTTTCTCTTGATTTAAAAAATGCATCAACTGCGTCTGGCGGCATGCATGCAAATCTTGAAAGAGCGTCTGTCGGGTTTGTGTAAAAGGCTGTTTTAAAATCGTCAATTTTTCTAACTGGGTTAACTTCCCAAGTTGGGCGTTTAAGCGCATAAACTTTAGGTATTTTATAAGATAAAATATGATCTTCTTCCCATTGAATTTCAAACTCATTACCTTCAGTTCCATCTGTCAACTCCTCGTACATCTTAAATTTATGTTGTCTTACTATAGTTTCTTTGTCTCCAATAACAGCATCATATCTTTGCTGTATGTAGTCATTTTTAAATCTAGGAAATGAAAGAAGAATTACCTTGCCAAAATCTGGAAAACGAGAATCTACCGATGCCCTATACATATCATACACCGCACTACCTGTTTTTGCTTGATCGTGACCAGTTGTATTTTCAATTGCGAAACCAGAAATTTCATCTAGAATAACAACTATAACGTTATATCCTTCCCAAGCCTCTCTTTCTGAGTGGCCAGAGTGTACTGTTATAGCTTTATTGAACTGAATTTCGGATGCTTTAGAATAGTACTTGCCAACAAACCACGGAGACTTATCTATACGGCTTCTGAATCCTTTAAAAAATACGTTTGTAGCTTGCTGCGAGTTGATTGCAATATTAATAATATCAATAGAGTCGCCAGGAGGTTTTCCGTAATAAGTTGCTGGGTCCTTTAAGCATAATAGTAGATACACTATATATGCTACCGCTATTGTCGAACAGTAGTCTTTTCCAGAACCTTTACCCAGTTGAGCTACTACTTCATTAGCAGTTTGTTTAAATCTTATATGACCTTCGTCTTCACCAAATAATTTTTTTAAAGTAGATTCTTTATATATCTGTGAGCTTTTTTCAATTAATATATATTGATATTCTGAAAGTGGTGGTAACCCTAAATACTTGGGATCATTTACAAATGTACGAAGGTCTACTGGTTTTTCTTCAAACTCTTCGCCATCTAAAATGTCAATTAAATCTGAAAAATCAAATGACATCGGCGTCCTCAATTACTATTGCTTCAACAATACCAGTAATTTGAGAGAGCCTTTTTGCAACATCCATTTTACATTTAGGACAAGATGCAGTTACTTCTTTTAATATCCCAACCAAGACTTCTTGCTTACGCTCTGTTTCTGCAATCTGTGATGCTATCTGGGTATTTTCTAAAACACCTATGGACTGAAGCATTGCTATTCTTTTTGTTTCTATGTCGGCTATTAGCTTCAGGGCTCCAGCTTTAACATTGAGTTGACCTTGAGTGTCTGCATCTTCTACTGTCTTCCAGGCTTCTTTAATAAGCATTGCGTAGTGTTGATCTGCACCAGAGATTGCTTCTCTAGCACGGTCACGGATATTGCTATCATTGTGAACGACGCCCTTCCACTCATCAATAAACTCTAAAACTTCTTTACGTGAAAACCCCGTAAGTGTGGCTATTTGCGTGGCGGAATTACCTTTGAGCAATTCTTCAACCACTTTATTCATGCGGTCAAAATGAACTGCTGGCTCTATTTCATTATTCATATGTATATATTATACTTCTAGTTGACTGAAATTGCAACCTTGTTGGCTATTTTAAGCAATATTAGGTATCCAATTAGATCGTCAATATCATTATCTCCTGGGAAAGCTTGGTCATTTTGAATTCTATTAAGCTTATCATCAATACGGACTCTTATTTGTTCTTTTGAATCCGCCTTTGAAAATATGCGAATTGGATCCAGGGCTGAGTTACCATAAGATATATTTTTGTTAATTAACATTTCTGCTGTTTCAAGACACTCTCTTATAATTTTAGGGCCTGAAGGTGCGTCAGTTGCAATTAATTGAAGATCTGTTATCCAAGCCTGATATCCGCCAGATTTATTTGGGTAATCACTCATTTTTTTCTTAACAATCCAAACTCCTGTAAATATCTCTGTATGGTCATAGCAGAGACACCGCACTCTTTACCTATTTCTGTAACTGTTTTCTTTTGAACTATGTATCTTCTATACAACCAATCTTTACTCTGATACAACTTCATCGTTTAGTAAGCACCTGGTTACTATAATGTGCAATACCAAAGCTATCTGCAACATCAAAATCCACAATTTCTAAACCGTATTTCTTATTAAAGTAGTCAGCAGTTCTTTGCTTCCTCATATTTCTTAATTGATTTTTATACCAAGATTCCGCATACCCTGGGTTAGCTAATCTTATTGCAGACTTTTCATCTTTTGTCGGATTTTTGTTGCCAATGTGCGCCTGCCATGAGGACGGGCTAATTGTAATAACCTTAGCACCAGTAGACATAAGCTCAGCAATAACAACTCCATAGACATAAGACAATTTTATCACAGCATCAGGCGATCTGACAAGTATTGCTCCTTCAACAACTATATAATCACTTTTTAATTCATCTAACATCATGGCCATTTTATTTTTTGCATCATAAATTTTTTCATAAATGTCTTCCCCAGCCAAATTAATCTTGCCCCATTTAAGTGGAACATCGTCTTCCATTAAACAGAAAGCTATTGAGTTTGTTGACGCATCAATACCAAGAACCCTATTTGCCTTTGTTTTAATTAAGCTAGCTAATTTCATCTATTATTTCTTTCAACAATTTCCTTGAATTTAAATTTGTTTTTTTCAAACATGAGGAGCAAATATCTTCAGCGTTATATCTACTTAGTTTGGACTTACATTTTTTGCATAATCTTATTGATCCCTTTTTAATTGCTTTTTTTTCATAATACTTTTCCATAATTCTTTTATTGGTTGCAACCCTACAACATTCTTCGGAACAATACTTTTGATTATGAGTCTTAGCATCAAAATTTTTTTTACATTCATCGCTTGAACATATCATAGATTTGGTATCTCAAACAATTCAATTTGGACTGTTCCCACTGGAGTGTCTTTGCTGTAGCATTCTTTTTTGACTGGACAATAGGTGCATGGCATCTTGGATTTAGTAGCTCCCGCTGGACGCATGGGTATATCTCCATCTTTAAAATTATCATAAACTTCTTGCATCCAAATAAATGTGTCTTCAATTATTTTTTTATTCTTATCATTCATTGAAATTGGAATAATTAAAATTTCTTGAGTGTTTTTATTTTCATACAAGAAGAAACCTTCTTTAGCATTTTTTAATTTCATATATGTAAGTAGCTGGAGCATGTGGTTTGGCGAAGATTTCATCTCTGATTGACGTGTATCCCACACTTCCTGCTTTGCGGTTTTAATTTCACCAATTACAGTCTCGCCATCATACTCCATAATAAGATCTATAAAGCCTCTAATTGGCGGATACTCATTAATAATTTCTTCTTCTTCTGCTCTCCACTCTGGCATAGTAGAAATAAGCTTCTGTAATCTTTCATGCGCCTGTGTTCCCTGTGCCATATTAGCAACAGCAACCGCATCGTTATCATCAACAAAAACTGCTCCAGAAAATGCCATGTACCAATATCTAGGACACTTTCCATGACCGTAACCTAACGAACTTGGACTAAATGATTTCTTAGTCATCAATCCATCTGCACGTTTTGTATTTCTATACGATTCATCAAGAAGCTGAGAAAACAATTCTGGATCAAAAAACTTCCCAGTATGCTTTTTAAACTTAAGGTTCTTTACAATATCCCTAGCCATTTATGAGTTGTACCTAACGACGTACTTAAGTGCATCTACAAGTTTGTCTATGGACTCCTTTACTGAATAGTAAACGTTCTTTTTATTGTTATTTGGTGTTCCCGCTTTATCCTTAGCAATAGTTGAATATACGGAAGACATTACAGCAAACTTAGTAGACATGGCCTGAAGTTCCATAATAAGCATAGGGGCTTTTGCCGTAGGTACGTCTGGGTTCATTAATAACTTTACAACAATAGCTAACGCTTTATCTAAATGCTCATCCTGCATATACTCGTGAAGATCATTAAACTCAGTAATATCACTAATTAGTTGAAGTGTGTTTCTATCTTCCGCCATTTTTAATCCTCTTGTCCCATTTGTCTGCAAGCAAGCCCATAGCGTAGCCAAAAGCAATACCAACCAGCAATCCCATTAAAAATAATGTCACGACATCATCCTTTGAACAATTCCATAGCCCATCCATAAACCGAATATCCCCATGAGTCCTGCAAAAACTGGTGGGGCTGGGACTGGTAACTTAAATATACTAAATATTGCTCCTACGCCCATACCAGTAAGCGTTGTCATAAAAATTTCTTTCATTATTGTCTCCATATATAGATTATACAATTAACCAAAGTTTTGGTCAATAGATGCAATTACTTTTATTGGATCTGATTCTATTTTTAAAACTTTATATTGTGAATCTTTTGGCGCAGTTTCTCCTGGGAATACGACAATTGTTTGCGAAGATCCGCTTTCCCAAACTTGCTGAAGTCTCTCTTTTTCCATTCTTGCCCATTCTTCTTGACCAAATTGTTTTTCTTTAGACAACCATTCATCCGACCCAGTGTACGAATACATGCAAAATAATCGAGCAAGGTATCTTTCAGAATTATATGAAGGCAAAACTGAATGCCAGTACGGTTCTCCAGATGGGAAAACTGTTATGTCTCCAGGTTTTGGCTTATAGGCGTACTGCTTGCCCGTGGAAGTATCTAAAAAACAAATTTCTCCACCATCATAATCATCATTTAAATACATGGTAACCGTAACTATTAATTTATCTCCACGGCTTTCTGAATCATAATACTTTGTGTCTGTGTGATATCCCATAGTTCTATTATGTATCATAGAAGCTTGATTGTCATAGTAATCTTGATCTTTAATATCATACTTTAATATACTGATGCCACTTTCCCTCCAGTATTTTTTATTTGATCTATCAAAATTTTCAACAAAGTCTGGGAAGTCTTTTTTATTCAGGTGATTTTCAAAAAAATCGTTGCATACATTTTCGTATGCTTCATATATTTTTTTAAAAATTCTCTTTTGATTTAAAGATTCTTTATCTTTTCCGTAAACACTTTCATCCATAGATCCGTCCACTTGCGTAATGGAGCCATACATAAGCCATTTTTTAGATGGGGCCAGGTGATATTTTTTAGAATCAATAGACTCAGATTCTTTTGCAAGATCTATTACTTCTTTACATATATCAAGGGCATTATGATATATAACTATATTTGGACACACAACTGTTTTATTCATAATAAATCTTTTCCTTTCAAAAACTTAATTGTCATTTTTAAATTATTAACCTCATGTTTTCCTATTGAATTTCCGTTATGATCAATAGCATTTTTATACATTCCTACTGGGGCCCTTTTGCCATCGTTGTCTTTTATTTTATCTATATACTCTTTTTTTGTATGAATTGGCTCAATCGGATAAACTGTATCGTATATGTCTATATTTGTATCTTGAATCTGGCCGATTGAAATTGGAATAATGCATGCAATATTTGTGCCAGCTGGAATTAGAATTTCTTTATTTGGCACATGAATTTTCCAAACAATTGGGAAATCAATAGTCAAAAAAGATGTTGATATCAGTGATGTTATGCACGTTGCATCCTGTATATTAAATTCATTTGGGACTGGGGTAGTTAGAATACTTAGGTTCTCCTCTGTTTTTATAACAAAGTTTGTTAAGAAACTTACTGTGCCCTCTCCTCTTCCTGACCAAATATAATCTTTTCCTAAAATAGCAGTGGCTGCACTTTCTTTTTGGCCGTTCCAAATAAAAGAAATGTCTTCTTCATAATATATTCCGTATCCAATTGTATTTGCAAAAGCCATAGGATAACAGCCATATACCTTTTCATCCATCCAGTCTCTTTTAACTCCGAGTCTTCTTATTTTTGCACTAGGAAGAGTGTTATTATTTTTATAAATAGAAACATTATTCATTTTGTTTATTCCATAACTCAACCATCTGCTCAAATAAAGCCCATTCAATTACTGCCAACCTGGTCTTAGATCCATCTTGTCCCAGTATTAGTTTTAACGCTGGGTGCATGTCCCTACTGACTTTAAATGTGTCAGTACAAATTTTAGACCATATGGTCTCTGATATAGATATTGATTTTTTATATTCTTTATAGTCAACAACAAAATTTTTCCATTGTGCGTCTCCCTTTTGGTAATCACCACGTCCTGAATTTTTTTGAGCTTTTGCATTATCTCTTTTTACTTCTGCTCTTTCGGACATTTAATCTACCTTAATAGGTTTTTGTTTAGGGAAAGCTTTTTTAAACTTAGTTACCGTATTGCCGTCATAAGAAATTTCTAAAAGATTGTCTGCTTGCTGATAGTGCTTTTCTAACCTTTCATGTTCCATTTTTTTCCATTCCTCTTCACCATATTTTTCTTTATTAGCATGCCATTCTGGTGTTCCTGGGTGATAGTATAAAAAAAACATTCTTATTAAATATCTCGGCCCGCCGCTGAATGGGTTGACACCATGATAAAAAGGAAGTCCGCTTGGGAAAATAGTAATATCACCTGCCTTTGGCTTGTAGTCATAAACTAAATTATTTTCTTCATCATAAAAGGATATCTCTCCTCCTTCATAATTATCGTTTATGTAAAAGGTAACAGTAAAAATTTGCTTAGTATCATTACTTTCCTCGTTATAAATATTTGCGTCAGTATGATAATTCATGGCTGGACTGCTGTAGTCAAATCCAGAAGAATAATCGGGCTCATCATATTTTAATAACGACATTCCGCTTTTCATCCATACCGAGGTATCTGAAAAATCAAATGAATCAACCCAGCTTGGCCAACGCATGTCTTTAGTATTATTTTTTAAGTAGTCCTTTAAACATGCATAATAATGATCATACACGTCATCTAAAAATTTTTTTTCTTTAAGGTCTATGTCGCTTTCTGGTTGACGTATACTTTCAACGCTAACATCTATTTGGCTAGCCATGCCAGCCCAATTTCCATGCCAAATACTCCAAGGGGAAATAGCGTAATGTGTTTCTTGATATGCTTCTGATTCGAGTACGGTTTTAAATACTTCTTCTACGTTAGATAAACATTTTTTATAAACAACTAGATTTCTAAAAATTTCTATTTTTTTATTAAAGTCGTAGTCTACATCTTTGCCCTGGCCAGAAAACATAAGTCCTGGTCGATGCTCTGGTGCTGGTGGAATTATTTCATTTTTAAACACAATTTCTCTTTTCTTAACACTCTAATTATACCACTTATGGATTACATATTAATTACGTGTACTGTTTCATGCCCTTCTAAACAGGTCCACTTCATCATTAAATTTTTTGAGTCCCATAAAAATTCATCTACATTTATATCACATTTAGAGCACGGCTTACTGCCTTGTACTATTTCAAATGAAGAATTTATTTCTTTTTTTTCTTCTTTTTTTAAAAACTCATTAAGATTTGGCATCAATATCCTTAATTAATTTGTCAACAACTTTTGGATTTTCTCTTAGATAGGAAACAGCTTTTGCTCTACCCTGAAATCTTTCTCCATTAATAGTATACCAGGCTCCACCTTTTTCTACTGCGCCGACCATCTCTGCAACATCAAGTGTTTCTCCTACAAGATCTACCCCTAGAGACTCTCCTTGATAATAGAAATCGTATTGTCCTGATAAATTAGGGGGGCCGAGTTTGTTGTAATCAATAATCCAATTGACTGGTCTGCCAACTCTTTGTTCAATAATTTTATCACCGACCTTAATGCCAGCTTTGATAGCGTTAGCTTCAGCCTCAGAAGACCAAAGTTTAATGACGGTGGAAGAGAAGAACTTGACTGCCATTCCTCCTGTCGGTATGTGGGAGGCATGCATAGACCCAAACTGATTTCTTTGTTGTGAGATGAGTACCAATAGTGTGTTTTTGTTTGCATAGTTTAACATCTTGACTGCGTGGGTCATATCCTTTGCTTCTGCGCCGATTTGCTTTGTATCTTGCAAATCCTTCATTTCATTTCCATCTTTTTCAAAATATATAGCTGGAAGTAAGGCTGAGATTGAGTCAACAACAATAATGTCTACGCCAGCAGTCATCAATTTTGTTGCAACATCAACCATATCATTAACTGTTTTTGCTGGGGAATAGATAAGGGAAGAAGAATCTACTCCTAACATTTCTGCCCACGATTGATCGTAAGATGCTTCTGAGTCAATCCACGCACAAGTTTTACCTTCTTTTTGTGCAAGCGCAATCATCTGTAAACAAAATGAAGATTTTCCTGCAGACTTATTGCCCCAAACAAGAACCTGTCTTCCATAACCAAGCCCACCCTTTAGAGCCATGTTAAGACCTATACTGGGTGTTTTTTGTTTTTCAACTTTTACATCTTGTGCTGCTTTTACTCTTGCTCTTGTTTTTGGATCTAATCCTGCTAGGATTTCATCAATCGCTATAGTCATTTATTCTCTTCCTTTTATACAATTATATCATTAAAATAAATTGCCGTGAAGCTTTGCTCTATCCTTATTTATTTCCATTTTTTTAAATAGAACTTCATCTAAGCTATGTTCTACAAATCCACCATTACGCATTGATGCATACAGATCAAGAGTTCTAATTAATATATCAACCATCTCTTCTACAATTTCTTCTGACCCTTTGTTTTTTCTAATAGCCTCAAGCACTTCAGTTACTTCAGAATGTATTAGTGCTAATTTGTTTCCAAAGACATCAAAGTTTTTTGGCTTATCCCAAAACCCTTTTTCTATAGCCGTTTCATGAAGAAGTGCAGATAGAACATCAAGTCCATAATCTGTAACCAGTACAATCTCTCCTTTATTCGAAGTCTGTAATGAGCTGGTCGTTATCTGTCCCTGATTCATTTTTCTCTTTTAATGTAAATGTAAATGTTTGATCATCTGAATTGTAATCAACCTTAAGCTCTTGGTCATCCGTTGCTGCATTCATAAATAAGTCTGTTGACACGGTAATAGTGCCAAGTGTTTCTAGCGCAGCAATTAAAATCTTTGGTACGCTAAGAGCGCCAAATATATCTTCTGCTGTGCTTACCTTAATTTCTTCTGTCATTTTATCTCCTTGATATTTAATGTTCCGTCATCTAATTTAGCCAACGTCACCTTGCATTTCATTCCTTCACGCATTTTTGCTAGCGTCATTTTATACATCGCTGGGAAAGCGATTGCTCTTGTTAAATTTTTGTCTTTGTCTGAAAGCACTATGTGACTCATTTGTTTTCCAGCTTTTGTTGTATACGGGGTAAAGTTTACCACAACATACTCGTCTTCTTCAAGGTCATACTGTTTTCTATAAAGGTAATCTACAAATAAATCATTTGAGTCTGGGTTGATATCTGATACCTTCACATACCTTGATATTCTATTGTCTCCCACCAAAATAAAATACATCTGGCCAGTTTCAATCTGTGTTTGCTCTATGTGAAATAGACCAACAGATCCAGTTTCATCAACCAGCTCTACTCTTGCCCAGCCGTTACCACGCTTGATAGACTTAACCATACCAAACATTACAAAAGAACCAAGGTCATCAAAATCTTCAATAGGTCTAGCTTGGGCTTTAATTCTTGGCGGAATGCCTTCAAGATTAAATGTTGGAATATTTAAATATTCGTAGTAATTGTCTTTTTCATTTCCTTGCCTTTTGTTATCAGCAAACGCAGCACCGCCGATGGAGTTAAGAGCAGCAATAGCACGGCTATTAATGCCAGAACCCTTTTTCGATGCCTTATCAATAAAGTCAGCATAGTCACT